TGGCTTTTTTATAGATTATGAAGCACCTTGGAGATTGGTTGCGAATATAGTTTCTAAGCCTATGAAGCGCGCCATCTCTGATTTAAATGGTGATTACACAACTTTGGGTTCCTTTTTCCAAAATTATTATCAAAAGATTGAAGGTCAAGATCTGATTATACTAAAGAATCTAGCTTTTGCAACTTACACAAATTATATCGACACTACGCCAAATTTTTCTGATGTTACTACCATCAATGGTGTAGCAAAGAAAAGGTTAATAACAAGACAACCAATCACATTTAAAAAAATGAATGAAGAATATAGTGATGTGTTTTGGATGAATTATTATATCGATATAAAGAATTCTGAAAAAAGTCTAAACTATGATAGAAATCAGATTGATAATATAAAACGTGAAGCATCATTGACACAAAAAATAAGTACGCCAGTTGCTATTAAATATATTAATGACAATTTCAGAGACATTCCATCGATTGAAGGCTCTTTCTACTCTGATTTGATAAAGGGACAATTTTCTGTTGACAGCCAAAAGAAAACAGGTTATAATAAGTTCATACAGAAAGTAGTAAGAAACTATAGGCGCAAAACGGAGTAAGATTGTTATTTCAGGCACTTGATGAAAAGAAGAAGTGTGCTGGCATTTATGTCGGTGGGGAATTGTGTTTTGGAGATATCTCGCTAGATCATTTATCCAGAACATGGTCTTATGCTTCTTTTTTGGAAGATCGAGATATCGAATACGCTAAACTTTATTGTGGCGGGTTAACGCTGCGAGAAGCATGCCCCGAGGCTCTAAAACCACGCTGGGAGGCGATAGAAAATAAATTTAAAGCATTCATTAAATCTTTTCATACTGCGCGCATATCGCTTAATGAGAATTGTTTTTTTGATTTGGTTCCTGATAAATATCTTTTGGAAATGTGTTATATTAAAGATGAAATTTGTCGTCATGTGTTTGAAAATTACGAGAAGCCATCTGATTATGAATATAAGCTTGAATTGACAAAGGTATTATCAAAAATCAAATCCCAGCCTTTAAAGATAAACTCAAGAAATCTATTGATGTTTAAACATAAACATCGACAGTTTGCAAAAAAATTAAATAAAATTGAACCTTATTGTAAATTCAATATCGATGGTGCCAAAACAGGGCGATTGACCACAACTCCCAGTGGGTTTCCAATACTAACTTTAAACAAAGAATATAGATCAGTCATCGAGCCTCATAATGATTTCTTTATTGAATTGGATTTCAATGCGGCAGAGTTGAGAACCCTTTTGGCCCTTCAAGGAAAAGAGCAGCCAAAAGAAGATATACATGAATGGAATGTTAGAAATGTGTTTGACAATAAATTAACCAGAGAAGAGGCCAAAAAGAATATTTTTGCTTGGCTATATAATCCTCAAAGTCAAAACACTTCATGTAGCAATGTTTACAACCGAGAAAAAGTGGTACAAAAGTACTTCACTCAGGGCCAAGTGACGACCTTTTTTGCCAAGATTATTCCTTCCGAAGAGAGAACAGCATTAAACTATATCATTCAAAGTACGTGCGCAGAGAACGTTCTAAGGCAGATGATAAAATTAGATAAGTTACTTAAGGGTAGAAAATCTTTTATATCTTTCCCTATTCATGATTCTGTCGTAATAGATTTTTCTTTAGATGATAAGCGTATATTGACAGAAATTATAGACACGTTTTCACAAACAGAGCTTGGTGATTTTCTTGTAAATGTGAGTGTTGGAAAGAATTTTGGAAACTTAAAAAAGATGGAGATATGATTTGAATATTGTTGGATTGGGTCAAGCTGGGTGTCGCATAGCTGAAGCTTTTGGTGATTATCCTCAATATAATGTGTTTAAGATAGACAATGATATTGAGGGAAAAAATTGTTATAAGATACCAAAGTGTGAAACAGCAGAAGAGTACGACCAAGTAAAGCTTCCAGGGGCATCTAAATTCCTCAAGAAGATAAAAGGTGATACCTTATTTGTCATCGGAGGCTCTGGTGCGATTTCGTGTGCTTCTTTAAAAATCCTGCATTACATGAAACAAAATACAATAAAAATATTTTATATCAAGCCTGACGTAGAGATGCTTGGAGAGACGCAAGCTTTGCAAGAAAGGGTAGTAAGGGGGGTTCTGCAAGAGTATACTAGATCTGGTGTGTTTGAGGAGATGTATATTATATCCAATAAAAACCTAAATGATATTGTTGGAGGTGCTCCAATTATTGGGTATTACGAGAAATTAAATGAACTCCTGGTCCCAACGATGCATATGATAAACGTATTTAATAATGTGGAACCAGTTTTTGGAAAACAAGATAAACCAAAAGAAACACACAGGATTCTAACAATAGGTTTGTACGACATAGAAAGAGATGAAGAAAAAATGTTTTTTCAGCTTGACAATGTAAGACACAGATGTTATATTTATGGAATAAACGAAGACAAACTAAGAAATGATGGTAAGCTTTTGAATAAAATAACAAAGCAAATGAAATCGAAACCAAGTGAAAATTTAAAAATAAATTATATAGTACACTCAACAGACTATGAATATGATATAGGATATGTCATTGAGCGCACTCCACACATACAAATTGAATCAAGATAAAAAAGTTTAACAAAAGTCTTGACATCCTGACTTAAAGGGTGTTATAATAACAGAAGTAATTGAGAGATTACTACAAACAAAAAAACTAGCGGGACGAGAGATTTGTCGTCTTGACTATAGCCAAATGGCAAAAGGAGAAAAAATGGGATTAGATTTAGATAAAATTCGAGCGCGTCTTGATAACGCGACTTCAAACACGAAAGCTGGAGGGTCGTTTTGGCGTCCATCCGAAGGGACGCAAGTTGTTCGCATCGTTCCTACAAAAGATGGCGACCCATTTAAAGATTATTGGTTTCATTACAATCTTGGTCAAGAGCAACGTGGAGGATTCCTTTGTCCAAACAAAAATCATGGTGAAGAGTGCCCAATTTGTAACTTCAAAGATCAATTGTGGAAAGAGTATAACGCCACACAGGATCCAGACACCATGAAACTAGCAAAAGACATGACGCCACGTCAAAGGTTTTTCTCGCCAGTTTTAGTTCGAGGAGAAGAGTCAGAAGGTATTCGAATTTGGGGATATGGTAAAGAAGCGTACACCTCTTTACTGAATCTTGTTCTAAATCCAGAATATGGAGATATTACAGATATCGATAATGGAACCGACCTCACTCTGACCTATGGTAAGCCTCCAGGAGCAAATTTTCCAAAGACAACACTAACTCCTCGACGTCGAACGAGTGTCTTGTGTGATGACGCAATTGGTGGCGATGATGAGTGTAATCGACTTTTGGACAATGTTCCTAATTTTGATAATGTGTTTGTCAGTAAAACAACAGAAGAAGCACAAGAAGCACTCGATTCTTTTATGAACTCGCTCGATGGAGAAGCATCAGAATCAGATGTATATGTTCCGGCAGACAACCCACCTCAAGAAACTTCTGGTGTTCTTGCAGCGTTTAACGAACTTACGGAAGGGTAAGTTCAACAATTAACCTCCACCCTCCACCGCAGGGAGGCACGGGTTATAGGTGCCTCATTTTAAAATTAAGGATATATAATGTCAAAAGTAGAAAAAGGAAATTATGTTAAAGTTCATTATCGCGGCGCACTCGCGAGCGATGGTACTGAGTTCGACAATTCTCGCTCTAGGGGTGAGCCGCTGGGCTTTCAAGCTGGTGTTGGCAATCTAATTCCAGGTTTCGATAGCGCGATTTTGGGCATGTCTGTTGGGGAAAATAAGACAGTAACAATCGATCCAGAAGACGCATATGGTCCTATTCGACCAGAAGCAAAATTAGAAATCGGCAATGAACAATTCCCAGAAAATCTTGAATTAACTATTGGGATGCCCGTACCATTGACTACGCCGGAAGGGCGAGATTTCGTAGGAACAATTGAAAAATTAAATGAAAATTCAGTTACTCTTGATGTAAATCATCCGCTTGCTGGGCAGCAATTGGTTTTTGAAATTGAGTTGCTGGAGATTTCAGAACAAGAGTGAAATAAAAACCGCAGGTAGGCACGGGTTTATAGGTGTCTTATTTATTTATGGAGGATTACAATGGCAAAAAAAGCAGCAGGAAAGCTCTCTTTCAATGAAATGCAAAAGTTAGTTAACAAAAAAGCGGGCATGAATGTCGCACACAATCTCAAGAAAGAAAACCCAACACAAGTCACAAAATGGATCCCAACAGGGTCTCGCTGGCTTGACTCAATTATTTGCAGAGGTAAACTAGCGGGAATTCCCGTAGGAAAGATAACAGAGATTGCAGGTTTAACTGGCACAGGCAAGTCGTACATGGCTGCGCAAATTGCGTCAAATGCACAGAAGATGGGTGTTGACGTTGTTTATTTTGATTCTGAATCCGCTATTGATCCCACATTCCTTGAAAATGCTGGCTGTGATTTGGATAAGATACTTTACATTCAAGCAGCATCTGTGGAATTTGTCTTAGAAATGATAGAAGAACTATTGGGATCAGACAATCAATTTTTGTTTATTTGGGACTCTCTGGCTCTTACACCAGCCATTTCGGATATCGAGGGAGACTATAATCCAAACTCTTCAATTGGTGTCAAGGCAAGGATTTTATCGAAAGGTATGTCAAAATTAGTGCTACCAATTGCAGATTCTGGAGCAACATTATTAGTATTAAACCAATTAAAGGATAATATCACTCGTTCACCAAGTGAGGCGATGACTACCCCCTATGTTACTCCCGGTGGAAAGACATTACCGTACTCATATTCTCTACGAATTTGGCTGACAGGGCGCAAAGCAAAAGCTAGTTTTGTTACAGATGATAATGGGTTTCGAATTGGTTCAGAAGTCAAAGTTAAGTTAGAAAAATCTCGATTTGGAACTCAAGGAAGAAGTTGTAATTTCAGAATTCTCTGGGGAGGAGACACGGTGGCCATCCAGGATGATGAATCTTTATTTGACGCTGTAAAAGGATCTGATAATATCATTCAATCTGGTGCTTGGTATACAATGGTTTATGAAGATGGGTCATCAGAGAAATTTCAGGCATCTAAATGGGTTGAGAAGATGCAAGAAGATAAATTTCGACAAAGAGTTTATCAAATTATTGACGAAGAAGTGATTATGAAGTTTGATAAGCGGCTTGGAAAAGCAGAAGATTATTATGACACCGATGAAGAAAACGATTTTGTAGATGAAAACGATAACATTGAAATTTGAGGAAAAAATGAAAACTATCTTTAAATATGTACTATTGGCCATCGCGATCGTATATCCACCATTTGAAGAAGAAGCAGCCGCCTCGACACAAGAATATGTCGAGGTCTGCTCTATCCAAAGGATTTGGATACCACCAGGAGAGAGTGATAAGGGGTACCCCTATCTTGGGTATTGGACGACGGTGAGAATCTGTGGCTTAAAGATTCTTCCAAAATTGAAAAACGAGCAAGCCGAAGAGAAAGAGGAAGAAAAAGAAGAACAAACTTAGATAACTTAATTATTGCTTGTCCGACTGACTATATTATAATATGTCAGACAAGATGCGAAAGATTAAATTTGAAAAGCTCATGAGTGAAGTTGAATTTTTGCAAAAAGATTTAGAGTATCATGAGATATTGTTCGAGGAAAAACAAGCAGAATTTGGTGAAAAGTTTCATGAAAAAATAGGATCTGGTGAAGAACTGGAGAGGACAGCCCCCAAAATCCAAGAAATTGGAGAAGAAATTGTCAATGCTACAAAAACAAAAGCAAGCAAAAGAAGCCACGAGATCTTCAAAAAAATAGCCATAAAGACTCACCCAGATAAATTAGTTAATCTCGCCCCAGAACAAGCAAATAAGTTAAAAGATAGCTTCCTAGAAGCATCAGATGCATTAGAGGAAGATGATCTTGCCCGTCTTTATATTATAGCAAATAAGTTAGGTATAGAGATCCCAGATGTAACAGATTCTGATCTCGATTTGATACAAAAAAATATTGATAATACTAGACAAAAAATAACCAACATTTGTGAAAGTTGGGTGTGGAAATACAGTGGTGCGGGACCGTTAGTTAAGGAAGTGATAATGGACGCCTACATAAAACACTTGTTCAACAAAGAATAAAACAAAGAGAAACATATGAAAAGATTAATGATTATTGATGCTCTTAACGCATACTTCAGAGCATATATAGTTGATCCAAGTTTGTCATTGAACGGTCAGCCAATTGGTGGATACAAGGGCTTTATAAAAATATTGCAAAAACTTTGCCGTGAAATGAAGCCTGATGAAATTGTTATTGCTTGGGACGGCGCTGGTGGATCTCAACGACGAAAGCTCGTAAACAAGAATTACAAAGAGGGACGAAAGCCAATAAGACTAAATCGCGAAGTTCATGTTTTATCAGAAGATGAAGAGATGCAAAATAAGGTCTGGCAACAAAGTCGATTAATCGAAATGCTAAATCATATGCCCGTGATTCAGTTGATGAACGAGGGAGTAGAGGCAGATGACATTATTTCTTATGTTGTACAAATGCCAAACTATAAAGGCTGGCAAAAAGTAATCATTTCTAGTGATAAAGATTTTTATCAATTGTGTGATAACGAAACGATATTGTATCGCCCAATCCAG